CGAAAACCTGGATATGTGCGGAACGTGTGCGGGAAATTGCGAAAACGGTTATTGCATGGTAGGCCGTTACGTTATGCGGAATGTCCAGGATAGTTTGGCAAATAAAACCGTTCTTGCCCGTGATTATATGGCATTCCTGGATAAAGCAATTCGGGCGCAAATCATCGCCGATCATATCGATAAAGTTAGAATCCATGTAACAGGGGATTTCTTTTCCCGTGAATATCTCAATATGTGGGTAAACATCGTAAATGACTTTCCGGCTGTTACTTTTTGGACGTACACAAAAGAGCAAGCCGCCGAAACAGCTTTCGATCACTTTGAGAATGCTAACATCGTAAAAAGTAATATTCCTGGCATAGGCTACAATTTCGGGCATATCGATTATGTGATAGCAATCTACAATATGTTAAAGGACATGGGAAAATCCGTTTACATTTGCCGCTGCGGAACGGATGATCAACAGCATTGCGATACTTGCAAGGCTTGCGCTCTTTGCGAATATGTTTTGTTCCTGGAACATGGAACGGATTACGACGCAAAGAAAGATCCCAACTATAACAAAGCTGTCGAAATTATCGACGCACAAGATAAATCATTCATTACGGAATAGGGGGGAACATACAATGTATGCAGTGATCGTAAAAGACAAAGCCGGAAAACAGGTAGATATGCTTTGCGAAATTCTATCAACCTATAAAGGCGCACAATCCTATATTAGGGGGATTAAATGGTACTGCGGTAAACCTTGCGAGTATAAGTTTAAAATTGTAAAAGTGTAAAGGGGGGACACAAAATGAAACGTTCAAACGAATTACAAAAAGTTTATAGCAATTGTTTCATCATTTATAATGCTGCCGCACTTGCAAGGGATATCGATAGGTTTGCGGAACAATTCGATTATTACGATTATATGGATTACCTGGAAACAGAATGCAACGGCGATATTTCCGAAAGCGTTTACAAGCTGTACAGCGATATCGTGATAAGCGATACAAGGTATATAATCGATTGGTTTGCGGAAATTGCAACTGATATCAACAACGATCACAAAACACGAAACAAGGCAACGAATCTGTTTTACAGATTGCATGATATGAAAACGGGGGAATGCTAACATGACAATTCTACTTGCAATCGCTTTGTTGTTCCTTGTGCGATCAATCGTACGCAAGCCAAAACGCAAGCCGGAACGCACAACAACAAATAGCAAGTCTAACACAACAAATTGTCTTGCAGCTTTGCAAGCCTATCAAGAGCAAAGAGCAAACATAGAAAACACAATCGCCGAACTAACTGCTTTATTGGATGTTTCCGAAAGTGCACAAGAAACAATAAGATATAAAAATATGATTTCCACTCAATATGGCAAGCTAGCAAGTGTAGAATCAAAAATACATAAACTATTATAAGCCGGATTTATTCCGGCTTTTTCTTTTGGCCTGGATCTTTGATCGCTGCTAAAAATCCCGTGTGCAAAGAATGAATCATTTGCTTTTATAAGCCCTGTAATGCCCTGTACAGGGCTTTTATTATTTTGTAGTATATCTACATTCCCGCACACAAACACGCTAATACATGGCTTTTGACGCCTGTAAATCAATTTCCATATTTTACCAATTGAGGACAGATGAAGAAATTTCCATATTTTACCAATTGATGTCAGGGCTGCCGATCACGGCGGCTCTCTTATTAGCCTCTAGAATGCTCTATAATCGCTTTTCCGGCTTGTTATATAACTATACTAGTACAGGGCTATAATTGATTACAGGGCTATTACAGTGCTTGTCATGGCATATTATAGTATTATATATATATATTATATATACTATATAATAGGGAATACATAGTCTATACCAGGAACGATCATTGTATTATATATGTCATGTAAATCATATGAATCATAGTTGTTATGATTGTGTTTTCATATGAATGCTAACTCATAGAATATCTATTGCATAAACCAAATAGAATATGGATATCTATTCAATATTACTATATGTTTTCAGAAAAGTACACAAATCCTGGTAAAAAGGGCTTTTTAAGCCTAAAAAACTCAACAAAATAAGTATTTTGTTTACTTTTTGGCTAGGAGTGATTACATATAGGATACCCACGGGGGATATAGGGAGCCAGGGGGTCGGCGGGTAACCCTCTCACGCAGAAAAATGGAAAAAAGGGGATCTACGCAGCCATTCTGAAAATAAAAAAGGCTCCTCATCAGAGGAGACCTTCTTCTTTTTGGCGTTTGAGCAAGAATTCTGCGAACTCTGCGCCGAAGCCCGTGTGACCCTGTGCGATCCACTCGTCAGTAAAGCGGTCGATGGAGTCGGCACGTTTCTGCGCCTGGATTTTAGGGGTGTAGTCATTGACTGCGGGTTGCCGGAAGGGGATGTACTCCAAGACCGCATCGGGTTGGACATCGCCGAGCATATGGCATATCTCGCCTACAGACCGCACGGTCACGTTGGCGTAGCCCGTCTTGATGGCCTTGATCGTGGCAGCTGACAGCTTTTTGTGTTTTCGGATTTGGTACTCCGTCCATCCCGCCTCTTTCAGCCGAGCCATAATATCCCCTCTGAACATCATTGGCATTGTTATCGCCCCTTTCTTTACCCTATTATACCACATCGGTATGTATCTTTCAAGATGTATGTATCGAAAAAGCAAAAATCTGTATTGTAAAGGATACAGAAAAGGGCGTTTTCTGTACTGAAAAAGATGGTGGTTTTTTCAAAAAAGATACATATATTTCGGGGGTTTTGGAGCGAAAATGGCGATTTTGGGCTGATTTTGCTCTCACTGTCCCTATGCTGTCCCGTCTTTGTCCCGTGGTCTGTCCCGTTCATTTTTCCTTATATATCAATACTTTTTTCTATTTATGGGACAGTGGGACAGAGAAAAGCCTATATAAACCCCAAAACCTATGACTAAAATAATACATAACTTATAGGAAGTGTTAAGGAAATTTGTGTCCCGTTGTCCCGCAAAATCGAAAAAGCGTTGAAAAATCTACATTTTTTATAGGACAACCATTTTGCCGTGTCCTGTCCCCTTTCTTTCCGCACACAAGATATGGGGGTGCGGGGGTTGGAATATACTAGATATTGTGGTATAATAAGCCCCGCAAGACCCTGGACGGGAAGGAGAATGATGAGATGGACTATAAACAGACCGCACTCTCGCTGATTGAGCGGGGCGAGGCCGGGGACTACGGTGCGCTTCGGGACGCTTTCGACATGGTTCGTTGCCTCGAACTGGAAGGGTCAGTCGAGGTAGACGGCATCCTTATACACAATAAGGGTAACTTTGATGATGCACACACTATAGTCAAGACGATCCGCAGCCTGTCGGCGAAAGCTGTGTTGCACGGCGGTGGAGCGGGGATGCTAGACCTCAACAAGCGCACGTTGCTGTTTGACGCTCCATACGATTTTGACGCATTCCTTAGATACGTTGAATGGAACCGCCCGAAAGAGAAGAAGTTCTATGAACCCCGGCGCAGAAGACTCAAACAGGTTGCTGACGAGATGCAGAAGATAGCCGATGATGAACTCGACATCCTTGGCATCTCCTTGCCGCCTGGAGTCGGGAAAAGCACGATGGGTATCTTCTTCATCTGTTGGCTAGCGGGACGGCATCCCGACAAGCCCATCCTTGGCGGCTCACACTCGCAGTCCTTCCTGCGTGGGGTCTATGACGAGTGTCTGCGTATCATGGAGTCCGGCGGTGAGTATCTATGGCAGGATGTCTTTCCGGGCGTGAGGATAGTCGATACAAACGCCAAGGATATGCGAATAGACCTTGGGGAACCGAAGAGATTCCAAACACTTGAGTTCTCGTCCGTAGGATCTAACAATGCGGGTAAGGTACGCTGTGAGCAGCTGCTATATGTTGATGACCTGGTCAGCGGCATTGACCAAGCCCTGTCCCGTGAGAGGCTCGACAAGCTGTGGGATCAGTTTACCGTTGACTTGCTACAGAGGCGCATAGGCAACTGTAAGACCCTTATCATAGCTACTCGCTGGTCTGTGCATGACCCCATCGGCAGACTGGAGAGCATGAACGCAGACAACCCCCGTGCCAGGTTCATCCGCTTTCCGGCCTTGGACGAGAATGACGAGTCTAACTTTGACTACGAAAATAGTGTGGGGTTTACCACAGCCTTTTACAGACAGCAACGGGAGATCATGGACGAGGTATCGTGGAAAGCCCTGTATCAGCAGGAGACGGTGGAAAGAAGTGGCATACTGTATCACAGGGACGAATTGCGCCGATACTTTAAGCTGCCGGAGCAGGAACCCGATGCAATCCTTGCCATCTGCGATACGAAGGAGCAGGGGCTTGACTACTGTGTGATGCCAGTTGTCTATCAGTACGGAAATGACTTTTACATAGACCACTTTGTCTGCGACAACGGCAAGGTGGAAGTGGTCGAGGAGAAGGTAGCGCAAGTCCTTGCAGACCGTTTGGTGCAGTCCTGCCGAATCGAGTCCAACCGTGGTGGCACGTTGTTTGCTCAAAACGTGGAAAAACGGTGCAGGGAATTGGGTGCGCCTGTTAGCATCACGACCAAGTGGACGCAGAGCAATAAAGCGACTAGGATCGAGATAAATTCGTCTTGGATTAAGTTACACTGCCTCTTTAAGGACGAAACACTATACAAGGAAGACCGTGAGTATGAGGTTGCCATGCGTCAGATGACCTCATATACCGTAGCGGGGAAGAACAAAAATGATGACGTAGTCGATGTCTTATCCATGCTTGTAGACTTTGTCACATCGTTCACAGCTAACAAAGTATCCATCATGCGCAGACCGTTTTAACTACCTGTATTCACAAATAATA